GCACCTAATTGGTAAACTATGTCTTCATTTATTTCGGTTGTTGGAGAAAAGAATACGCCTAAGTCTTCAAAGTCTTGAGGTTGTCTATCTAACGTAGACACTTCTGACTTTGTTCTTATAGATAAAATGTCATCATCTATAGTACCTTCATCTGTTCTGACTTTTTCACTTGTCATTGATATACCAACAGTGTCTGGTGTTGGGTGGTGGTGTGTTTCAACTACTTCTTCCCAAGATGTACTTACTGTTGTGCCTGCAACTGTGTTAGCATTTATAAGTGAAGTGTCTGGTGGGTGGTTTTCTAAGGTTTCTGCGTCAGTACTCCCTAAAGGTAGTCTAATTACTATATTATTAAAAGAAGAAGAAATTGTATTACCAGCATACATAAAAGGTTCAAGTGCATGTTTTGTAAGAGTTGAATCTGTGAGTTCTTCTCCCCAATTTGATTTTAATTCTTGGATTGAACCTTTATATCCAATAGTCCCACCATAAACATATGTTCTTCCTGCTCCTGAATTAGCACCAAAAGTAGCTGCATAATTATTTGAATCCCAAGTACCAGTAAATTTAGAAGTATTTTTAAGATGGTTAGTTTGATAAGCCCCAAAATTAACATCTGTTCCTGTCCCCATTAAATGTATATTCCAAAAATTTCCATTATATAAGGGAAAATAACTAGTGGATGCTCTGACTGTAAATGCAGCCCCTTGTGTTAGATTTATTCTACCATAAGTTGAAGCATCATTGCTTGAACTTATATCATTACCTGTGTATTTTTCTAATTTTAATTGTAATCCACTAGCATCATTAGGAGCATCTCCTAAACTTAAAGCTACACCTTCATTGCCTTTTATAGGTTTAATTCTTAATTCAATAGATTTAGATGTTTTTCCCCCTATATTATTTGTTTTCCAAGGAAAACGAACCATGTAATCAACAGTACCTATTGTGTCCGTTGTTTTTAGGGCTAATCCTGACTTTTCATAACTAAATGTTTTATATCCTGTTCTGTCTTTAACAGGACCTCCGTATTCTTTTACATTTAGAATAGTTGATGGGATACCATAACAACTCATTAATGCTCTAATTCCTCTTTCTGTTCCTTTAGTTTTTAAAAGGTGAGGTGCGTTGTGGTATAAACGTTTCCAAACTTCTTTAGATAAGTCTTGTTTTGGTAATGATCCCTCATTTGATGCTGTTACTAATGTTTGTTGGGTTGGAACATCATAAAATGCACTTCCTGTTGTTCCTTGTCCTAAAATATATTCTATTAAGTTTGAATTTTCAAACTGGTCGAATGCTTCTACTCCTAAACTTTTTAAAGTAAAATAAACCAAATCTCTTGATATACCTCTTGTATGGTGTGTATCTGGTATTTCTGTTATATGTTTTATATGTGTCCAAACATTATCAAAATGTTGACCTATCATATTTGCAAATAATCTATATTGTTCGTTATCTGAGTTATCTAATACATGGTTAGGGATTAGTCTTTCTAAGTTATTTTGGTTTTGTCTATCAAATAAAGAAGCAGATAGTAATTGACCACCGTAAGTAGGGAATGCTGATCTTTCATCTCCTAACCAATTTTTAGCTTGGGATGATGTTATAGAATATAATATAAATGGTTTTGATGTATTTTGTTTAGGCCATGTAAACTTACTTCCTGATGTAAAGTATAAAAACTTTTCATATCCATCGAAACCATGGATTAATTTATCTTTTTTAGTAATTATATCACTTTTAGCAGTAATTGTGAAAGAAGAAGCTGAAGTTGGGCCTGTTATTGAGTTTAAACTACTTAAATCTTTATCATATAATTCTACTAAACTTAGTTTATATTCGAAATTTTTTAATCTTTCAACTGCGCTACCAAAGTGTACAAAATTTTCAAAATGGTATACTTCCTCTAATGGATCACCTACATTACTGCCCGAAACTGTTCTTATATAGTCATAATCTATATTTAAAACATCATCTTCTTCTAAATTACTTAAAAGTTCATTATATGAAGAAGATAAAACAGTTGAACTATTTAATATATCATCATATGTTTTAAAAGTAGAAGGAATAGAGCTATTTAATCTAGTATCTATTTTAAAATTGGGGCCCCTTAAGGGAATAGAATCATCTATATCTTCGGGTCTTCCTAAATTTATAGTTAAAACTGTAGGGTCTATTACTTCCTCTACAATATTACATTCATTATCTATATTATAGCTTGTAGATAGGGGGTTTAGTAATTTTATTAATAATTCAGGTTGTTTTCCTCTTTCGTCTAATGCAATATTAATAGCAGTTATTACTTCCCCCTGCATAAAGTTAAGGCCAAAATCTTTAAAAAAGATATTTGATTCAACTTCATTAATAAAATTTCGTATAGAAGCAATTGTTTCTGTGTTATTAAAAGCTGAGTTTAATTTTAGTCTTAATTCTCTTCGTGAAGAAGAAATTTCTTTTATACTAAAAATAGATATGGGAGAATTTAATATTTTTCTTCTAAGTAAAAATAATTTAATTTTATATTTTCCCGAACTGTATCCAAAGTTATTTAACTCACTTACGGGGTCCATATTAATTTCACTAATTAAACCTTCTTGATCTATTGATTCAGGAGAGGTAGTATAATTAATAAAGTTAAAGTCTGAATTTATTACTTGATCCGTTATAGATAATATATGTAATTCGGCATAATCTTCAGGTCTACCAAATTTTCTATCTAATTCTCTAGAAGCTACTTGGTTAGCTTTAAAGTTAAAATCTTCTATTTTAATTATTTCTTCTGCCATTATCTAAGGTAAGCTTGAATTAAATTATCAATATTATTTATATCATTACCATTTCTTAATGTAGGGCCTTGTAATGGTAGTGATTCTGCACTATCTATTTCAACTATAGCATCCCATTTACTTCCTTCATAATTTGGATCCATAACATATGGGTAATATTTTTTAGTTAATATATCATACGCTGATGGGTTAGATTCTGATTTTAGAGGACATGCTCTTCCTTTATACATAAAATAAACTGTGCCTGGTCCATCTCCTACTTTTAAAAGAGTACCATCAGAGTAAATTGGATGTTCTGGATTAGTATCAGTAAGTTCTAGTAAATCATTTTCTAAATTTTCTATTCTATCTAACAGGGCCTCAATTTGATCATCTTTAGGATCATAAAAATCATTTATATAATCTCTACTTTGCTGAAATAATATACTATGAGATTCATTACCCGTTTTAGGTATATCATAAAATAAATTATTATACTCTTGGAAAAAGTTTTTTACTTTTACATCTGTAGCTCTATTATCAGCATTAAGTAATTCACTAAAAGACAAATCAACATTATCACTTACATCTGATCTACTGTATAATTTTTTATTTATTTTAATATTTTCTTGTGCCATTACCTAACTACTTTAAAATGGTAATTATCATCATATATTTCTGTCCCTTCATTATTAATGTGTTTAAAAAGAACCCTATAGAATCTTTCAGGTTGTAAACCTTTCATAAATACTTTAAAATACATACCCTCATTATCTGCGCTTATTTTTGTAAAATTATCATCAAATGGGATGACTTCTTCTTCTGTGTGTGCATCCCTTATACTATAAAAAGAAGATGTTGTAAAATATCCTGTATTTAAAAAATTAGAAGATGATGTAAACTGTCTAACTGGGTATTTATCTCTGACATGTATTCTAAAAGTAGCTTCATCATTTTGGTTATATTCTTCTTTATTTCTATATAGTGAAACACTTAATTCTCCACTTTGTTTAGCAGATGACTGTTTATTATGTACACTATCATCCCATTTAAAAATTAATCTTGGTGGGAATATTGTATGTGTATCTACGGAAAAGTATTTCATTTCACCAAAACTACTTGAGGTATTTTCTTCTACACTATCTGGTTGTTTTATTAAAAAACCGTGATTAAAAATTCCTGTTGGGTAGGTACTATTTGCAAATAAACTTGCTGAGTGTTTTTGTACTATTGAAGTTACATTTATGTTTGTGTCTAGATTATCTCCACGTAAAAATTGTTGAGATCCTTGGAAATTACTACCGGTATACCACACACCACCACCGTTGGTGATTCCACTAGCATCTATTGAACCCGTTGTTGCTACTTCAAAACTAGAAATTGTCCATTGAGTTTTATCAATATCATTATCTCTATTAACCCAAGAACATCCATTTGAACCTGTAGGTAAATTTGAGTATCTACCCGTTCCCTCATCCCATGATTGAGATACAGCAAAAACTTCTAAATTTAGAACATTTGTTAGGTTTTTATGTTCGGATGATAATAGTTGTAAAGATACTTCTGAGGTTCCATTATTGAATGTTGATGAACCTATTTTATCAGAAATAGTGTTTTTTATTTCTGAATTTCTAAATTGTATCAGTACCCTTGAAGGGTAGTATCTTTGATCTGAGCTTCCTTTTTCTTTTACAATTTCAAGAATTTCATCTCCCCCCGTATTCATTTTAGTACGGTCTGGGTGGCTATATATTGTAGCGTCTTTTTCGGGAAATATAAAATAATATGCCATTTTAATGTTTTTTAGTAGCTACCTCCTCCACCACCTGAACTTACTGCGCCGCCGCCGCCAGTTGATCCTCCTGAAGTATTGCCTGTTGTTATACCTGATGCATTATAACCATACGTTGTTACTCTACCTTTAATATCACTATTTAAATTTTTTATCTCAAAAATACTTGGATCTAATGAAGGATAGATAACTCCTCCCCTAGTAGCTTGCGTAAAGTCATATTTGTATTGAGAATATCCTACATTAGTACCACTTACATTATTAAATGATACACTTTCTACTGACTGTACACCTAAAACGTTTCCTAATAAATTGTATACTTCAGAAATTATAATAGGTTGATTAATTTGCCATTTATCTATGTCAAAAAAGTTTTTTAATTCAGTTATACAATTTAAAATTACTTCTTCATTATTATAACTTTTAAAAGTTACTATTTCAAAATCAACTGTAAAATTAATTACAAATGCATCTTTAATATTAATAGAATCTGTTAACATTCTATATTGTTCTAAATAGGTAGATAAGTTTGTTTTTGTTGCTGTATTTAGGGTTGTTAATTGTTTATTTTTATCATACCCCAATGTATATAAATTTAACGCTAATGGATTTGGGATACGATTTGGTTCTGTAGTTAAAGGTGATATTTGGTCGTCTTGAGTAATATATACTTTAGCTATTCTACCAAATCTAGGGGGCATAGATAATGTTCGGATTAAGTAATCTTCTTTAGTTACAGTTCTTTTTTGAGCTGAAAACTCAGCCATAGTATTCATTCTAATTTCTTCTACAGTATCTCCGACCCCTCCACCTACTGCTTTTTGTGGATTTGAAACTGCTACAGAACTTTTTATAAAATTTAATAATGCATTATTGACATTTGGTTTATTAAATGTTTTTAAAGTATTAATTTGGGTAATAGTGTTAGAATTAACATTAGACTCTAAACCTCCCCCAGTAAGATATGTTACCGTTAATGTAGTGTTTGAAGGAACTTGTCCATAAGCTTTTGTATATAAAAAGTTTGAGGGATCATATGCTGTATCTAATTTGCTTCTTCCATCTTTAATTCCTAAACCTATATTATCGGGATTTGGTATAATATCTTCATCCGCTTTATCACTTATACCAGCCCCAAACTGCAATTCTAAGGTATTATCTGTTTTATGTCTAGCTACAAATCTTCTTGGTACTCTTTTTACTTTTAAAAGATAAGGAGTTTGTTGGTTAAATCCATTTAATTCAGGATCATTAGCACCTGTGTTTTCTGCTTCTTCAAAAATAGTGTCTTGAGCTAAATAAGGTACTTCGTAGTATTTATTTCCATTTGTATCTGTAACAGATTCAATCGAAATAATATTAGTATCAAATAGTGTTAATGTTCTAAATTGTTCTGGAGCCCCTACACTAAATGTTTGTGATTTTATTTCTGCTGATACTGCTAAAGTAGATTTTTTAAGTAAAAAATATTCTGGATTATTAGAACTATCATACTGATATACACTTACTGTTGTGGGGTCAAATGAAGATGAAAAACCAAAATTGACTTGATTTTCAGTATAGAAATCTATCCCATCTGTAGAAGAGAATGTTGAATTTTCATTTATAGTTAATGCATAGTCATAATCTGGTAAGTAAACCCCATTTAATAGTTTAGAAGGTAATAATTGAAATACATCTAAATTAGTAGAAGCTGCTGTTGTTACTTTAGGTTTATATCCTAAAGTATAGGCTAGATTGTAAATGTTTTCTTTTTCTTGTGCAAGTAATAAAAATGTTTCTCTTAACTGGGTATCTGTATAGAAAGATAAAACATCTCCTACATATGCCGCCATTTCTAGAAACATCATACCCGGAGACCCTTCACTAAAATCATTAAATGTATTAGGATAATACGTTTGAGTAAACTCAATTAATTGCGATTTAAACGAATTAAAATCCTTATTTAGATATTTAACGTCTTTATCTTGGGTTTTATTTGATACTTTAGAATATGAGGCCATTATGATTGTGCATTAAAATTTAATTGTATAGCATCTACTTCATTAGATGGGTTATACCTATATGTTATTTTTATATATAATATATGTTCATCTGGAGAAAAATTAGTTACTGCCGAAATTAAGGTAATTTCAGGGATATATATTTGTACTTGGTTATCTATCCTTGCTTCTAAATTAGCTGTATCTATACTAGTTTCAAATAAAAGATTTTTTAAACCTACTCCAAAATCTGGTAAGTTTACCCTTTCACCTGGTTCCGTTAGTAGTACATTTATTAAATTACTTTTTATTTGTTCTTTTTGGGTAAATGTTTGATTAAAAACTCCATCAGCATTAAAGGGAAAGGCCACTCCTATAGCTACATTTTTATTTAAATCTAGCGGATTAATTCTTATATAGTTATCTATAGTAGGCATTTATTATATTCCTTTTTTCTTATTAATTGCTTTCATTAAACTACTATAATCTCTTGTAACTGCATTTGCTACTGAATCAGGCATACCTGTTGTATCCATAGGTAAAGGAGCTCCTGTTGCAAATGGTTGTGATAAACTTACGGGAGCCATAGCTGTTTGAGTATTAGTATTACCAGCTGCTGTTTCATTTAATAAATCATTTAAAGTCCCATCAGATACAAAATTTTGTTTTTGTTTTTTAATAGGTTTTTTACCCATTATTTTTTCTTTTAAAGATGATTGTTGTGGAACTTCAACCATTCTCTCAGTATGTTCTACTATTGTTGGTTTTAATTCATCACGTAAATCTTCTTTAAGTGATTTAATTTCTCTGCGTAACGCATAATCTATTTCTTCTCTAACTACTTTTCTAATTAGATTTTCAAAAGTTTTTGCCTTCATTGTTAATTAATGTTTATTAATAAATATAAATAAATTAAACTTTATAACGTCTATATCCAAGCATTTGGAAATTAGCATTATATATTTTTTCTATTATTTCAGTATTACCCTGGGCTTGTAATGTAGATAATTGACTTTCGTAATAATCAGCTAAATCATCTGAATAGTCAAAAGGATCAGCTCCACTAGAAATATTATTTTGGTTAAATCCTAAATTATCTAAAAATTCTTCAGGTGTTTCAGAGTTGCCTGCATTATCAGTATTTACATTACCATCCCCATCTGTTGGGTCACTATTTGAAGAAAATGAACCACATTGAGATAACATTCCTAGGTATAAAGCTTCTAATAAACCTACTATAAAATTTAATATATTTTTTACTGCTGCTATAGCAGCTATAGCTGCTACAATATATCCTAAATATTTTTTGGCTTTAGATGTATATTTTTCTAATAATTTGGGGAATGAATTTACTGTTGATTTTATTATTTCTATTAAACCCTTAGCAGCGTCTAGTTTTTCTTTTAAGAATATAGCAGTTCCTGGTGCTATTAAAACCCCACCCGTGGGAGGAGGAAAAGAAATAGATCCTACTGCTTTTAATATTATATTTGATACTTTAACTACAACCTCAAGTAATGCTATTAATCCCGCTAATACAGTTAGTATTCCTAATATTTTCTGAATAGCTGCTAATATTTTATCACATATTGATTTTATTTTATTAAGCGCTTTTTCAGCTCCATCTATAATTTTTTTTAATGAATCTATTAATTTTTTAATTTTATTATAAGCTTTTTCTGCTTTAGCTAAACCATTAACACTACATAAAGCAGCACTTGCTTGAGCTTTAAATTTATTTTTAATTTCAGATTCTGTAGGTAACTTTTCTTTAACTTTAACTACAGTCTTAGTTCCTTGTTCTTTAATTTGCTTTTTAACTTGATATAAAGCTCTATCTTGTTGTTGTAATATACTTCTTATTGGTCCTGCTACTGACATTTTATACTAGTTTTATTCTTTTACTTTTTATATCTTCTATTGTTGATCTTAAATCATTTATTTGAGTTAGGACAGTTCCAAAACTACCTTGATTACCCGGAAATGGTGCACAAGGTCCTGTTACAGGAGCTACTAAGGTATATTGACCTATTAATACATTAATTAATCCTTCTATCATATCTAATAAATCATTAAGATAATCTTCTGTTTTATCTCCTAATAAAGCTGGTTCTGTTGGGTATTTATCCGCATCTAATCCTAAATAAATATCTGGTGCATTTACCACAAACTTATTTCCATCTAACCCACCTGTATCAAAATGAAAACTACCATTAGTACTAAAACCTATAGCTTTATCTGAAAATAATAATATACTGTCTGTTTTAGCATTAAATAATAATCTGTCTGAGTTGATTATTACTTGTTTTCCTTGGTATATATGTGGTTGTTCTGGTACGTAACTCATATTATGTTAAATTATTAAGAGGAAATTTTCCCTGTGCTATTTGTTGTGCTACTTTTTGGTAATTAGGTAATGCATTTAAATTAAGTTGCCATTGGGGATCTGTTAATCCCATGTTATCACTTAAACCTAATTCTAACATTAGTTTAGGTACATAAAACCAAGGGCAGGCTTTTTGAGCAACTTGATTATGACCAAATACTGATATATTGTGGTATCTTTTACAGTAAAATTTAATCATTTCAACTAATGTATCTGCTTGTCCTTTAGATATTTTATTTGATCCTTCTTTAAAATCATATCCTCCAATCCATGAAAAGTGTACTGAATTGTGATTTTGACCCTTAACTCCATTAGTAATTTTATCATCTTTGTATATTTGGGTTACTTTTCCACTTTTTTCTATTAAAAAATGGTACCCCCCTGTTCCCCACTTTCTACCATGAAAAAAATAATTCATAACATCTACTGCACTGTCATTAATATTACCTGCTGTTGTATGAATAAATAATTGTGTTATTCTACTACTTGTAGGGCCTAAATTTTTACTAAGTTGACTCCATGATTTTGGAGCAGCTATTGTTATTTCTTTACCGTGTTTATTAGTAAGTGTATAAGGGTATCCTTTAGATTTTTTACCTTCTTTTATATCTTTATTTTCTTGTTCATGTTTTTCTGCTCCTTCATTATTTGGGGTAGAACTAGGATCCGGTATATTACTAGGGTCTGATTCTACTACTGGATCTTCTTCTGTTCCTCCTACTACTGTATTTTCATGTATTAACTGATATTCTATAAAATCATCTTCTGAGACCTGTCCTGATTCTGTCATTTCATCAAAGAAAGAAAGTGAATCCGTTGATTGAGTTGTAGTTTCTTTTTCTTCTGGGGTAGGTGGTGTATCGTCTAAATCCTGTAAGTTGGAGTCTTGATTTAAATCTGATGGGGTAGAAACGGGGGCTGGTTCTGGTTGTTTAACTTCTGGTAAAGGTGGATCTATTAGGGATGTTAAGGGGTCTGTCGGGGTTTCTATTTCTGATTCATAAGATTGGAAATTAGTTGAAGCCACAACTAACGAGGATATTCTTTGATTAGAAGTCATATAAATAGAAGAATCATCTCTATTAATATCCTCTATAGTAGGAACCCATCCCTTTTCATTTAATTCACTTGATTGTCCATTTCTAATAATTGTAATGGGGGTACCTATAGGTTCGTCTCCCTGAGACCAATCATTTATATTTGTTTCTGGTAATACATTATTTTTAACAGTAGCACCAAATCTAATTGAATTACCATATCTACCTTCTATGATATGATCACCCTCATAAGGTAGTAAGGGTTTTATGTTTATTTGTTCGTTAAAATATCTTCCTAAATTTATATCTGTGTTGCCATCTTCTGTTTGTCTAACAGCTCCTGCTTCTATTTTTTTATAGTCATTTGACATTGAATCTCCACTTTCATCTAAGGATGTTTTAGTAGGTAATGCATTGTGGTGTTGATGTGACCAAATATTAATACTAGGTAGATAATAAGTATCTTGTCCTTTAGCTATACCATAAATATCTCTATTAGCAGCTTTTACTATTAAAACTATTTCATTTAATAAAGGATATTGTTTTAAATTAGGGAATAAAGGTCTTGCAATATTATTAAAATTAGGGGTTGTTTCTGAAGTAGTTTCATTTACGCCTGTGTAGAATATGGTTCCTAAAGAATCCCAACCTCCTAAAGATTCCCACCTTTCATGTCTTTCATCTAATATAATTCCCGTTACTCTAACAGAAGTTATAACAGAGCTTAAATTACTAGCCCCAACTCCATTATTAGCTCCTATATTTAAATTATATCCCATTATTCTTTAGGTTTGTCTAATTGTTTAGGTTCTTCAACAGTTTTAGCTATTTCTTCAGTTAAATCTTGAAGTTGAGCCATTTCTTCTTCCGTTAATAATCCACCATCACCCGAACTTGCTGTGCCCGTAGATAAACGTTGTACAATAGCAGCCATTTTTATTAGCGCATCATCGTTTTTAACGCTAATTTCCATATATTCTTTAATTAATGGTACTACAACAGTAGCATCTCCTAAAGATTGAACTAGTGGTTTTAATTCAGATATAAGTTGAGCTAATTGTTTTGCTTTTTTCTTTTGATTACCGTGGATATCTTTCAATAAATCAGAGAAAGAAATATCATCAAATAATATTTGGTTTAATGGGTCCATACTATTTTATTATAAATATGGAAAAAATTAGACTTTTACATACCCTGTTTCTGAGTATTCATTATATAATTTTTTATAAACTTTTTTAAGTGTTTTAGTTACTTTTGTAATTACTGGGGTTTCTACACCAGTCATTTCTCTTATATAAATGTATAAAGCTTTTTTATTAAATATTTCTAGATTTTCTCTTCGTTTAAATAATACATTTACAGCATCACATACTTTTCTATCATGATCCTTTTTAAATAAAATAAACATGTTCTTATCTACATATTCTGTAAAATAATCGATAAAATCTTTTATATCTTGTTTACGACCATCTCTACCTAGTTGACGTAATACCCCAGCGTCTTCATCAGCTGCTAAAGGGTCTGCTTTAGCTTTTTTCTTTTTGTAGTTGTTATTATTATATAATATAAGATAATTTTTACCCACAATCGAAAAATATGAAAATGCTTTAGTACCCCTTTCTGGTTTCCAATAGTCTAGTTTTTCTAAGAAAAAACAACATACTTCATGTTTTAAATCTTCTAACGATTCTACCTCTGTATAATAAAATTTGAATGTATGGATTAGATTTTCAGCTAATTTATAAAAAGCATATGCTATGCGAGAACGATAAATTTCGTTTCTTTCTTCTTGATTTGAAGAAGCTAAATATTCTTGTATAGCTAAGTCTACATCAGCTGTAAAATATTGTTTTTTGGATGGCTTTCTACCTCTTTTTTTCTTAACAACTGGTTCGGGAGTAAGAGAACCGGTGGTAGCCGGTTCTGATTTTTTTTCATTTGGCATTTAAGGGTCTATTTAAGGGTAAATTCGTTTAGTGCTTCTTGTATTTTTTGTACTTCTTTAAAAAAGAAACCAATTTGGTCATCAGCATAAAATATACCTTTATCATCAACTTCTTTTAATCTTTTATCGCATGCAGTAATAGCTTCACTTTGTTTAGATATAAAATCTTCTAATCTTTCATTTTTAATAATTAAATTTCTAATTACAAAAAAAGAAGTTGTTATTACTACTGCTAATATAATACTAAGTGTTATCATGTTTAGTCTTTAAAAAATGAATCAATAACATCTATTGTTGCTGACGCTAATTTTGGGTTATTTGCTGTGTTTACTTTTTTAGCTGCTCTAAGTGTTTTATCACCTTTGGTAGCGTTTGCTGGTTTATTAGTTTTCGGTATTGCATTTGTAGCATTATTCCACTCTTCAAATACAATTTGAGCAGCCATATGATCTGCTTGATGCATTAATAATGGTAAATGAGATCTTAATTTAGTTTCTTTCATACTAGACATAAA